CAGCTTTTTTAGATTTAGGTTTTTTAGACAATCGTCTACCTGTTTCAGTTGTAGCAAAGTAACCAGATTCGGTTTTTTCAATACGCTCTGGCATTAATTGTTTGAGATGATTTTTAAACCCAATTGGAACAAACATTGGCTGTTGCATATCATATGAATCTTTTGCATGATCATGTTGCATTTCATTCATTAGAAAATCACCAACTTCTTGTACATCATCTTTTGAAGTTGCAATATGATCTGCTGCCCAATCATGTCCATTACTTAGTATTTCTTGAACTTGATCTGGATTCATTTGCAACATTGCATCTACATATTTTTTAATGATTTTTAAATTACCAAAAAACATGTAATTGCTGTTAGTATCATTGCATCCGCCTTTTCCTTCACATCCACAATCACATTCTTTTAAAAGATTCATTTTGTATCCTTGTTTCTTTTTTTATAAATAGGCCAATTTTCTGTTTTTTCATTGAGCCATGTTTGTCTATCATCACACCCACAATCTTCATCTAACAATTGTGCTATCTTTTTTGCAAGTTGATCTAAACCGGTTGCTTTAGTTATTTTTTTGATGTCATCGCCTAAACCTTTACTTTGCATATTTAGATCCATTTTTTATTGCATTTAATAATTGTATTGCCCATGTACGATATTGTGCAGTCATTGGTATTTCATAAACTTTGCCGCCAGGATATGTATATTGTTTTTCTGGATGCATCATTTGCATATGGCCCGTATCATCAATACCTAATACCTTATAAGGTACATTTTTCATTGTGATTTGATTGTGTGGAATCATGGTGCAACGACCTGGATGTTTCCATTGTCCCATGGGATCTTCTACTGCATTCATACGTTGCATAATATGTGCCCAGCCTGATTCGTCTAGGATTTCTTTTTGCGTTATATGGTTTGTTAAACTTTGTACTGCAGGATCTTCTATATCTAGTTGGCCCATGGTAGTGGCACGTAACATATCTTTTAAACGTTCTAAATAGCCTTTATTACGTAAGTATTTATATGCTAAATTTTCTACTGAATATTCACCGTTAGCATCCAAACCAGATTGACGTAGATTTTTTAAACGACGTAAAATATTTTTTATCTTAAGATCTAAGTTATCATCTTTAATTGATAATGCATCTATTTCATATGCATATGGATCTGCTTTTTGTTTGATAATATCATCATCGATTGATATCATTTGATATGATGGCTTTTGAATCCATTTGTCATGTGCGATGGAATATATACCCACTGATGAATGTAAATTTTCATTTAAGTCTTGGGCATAAAGTTCAATGTTCATTCCCTTGTATTTTAAAGGATAATTAGTATTCCATATACTTTTTTTAGCTTGCAAATATTCTTTAACTAAATGCAAATTAGTTCCAATATCGAAAAAATTAATGATAACATGTAAATCAATATCACTATGTTCAGTCCAATTATAATTAGCATTACTGCCAATCAAAATAACATCTAGCATTTCTGCATTGATATTTAAGAAATCATAAAATGATGTAGCAATCTTTAAAAATCCATCTCGTAGATTTTCTTTAAGAACATCACCATTCCAGATATCCGGATTGAGTTCGTTATTTATTTCGTATTCAGTTATCATTCAATATCCAAAGCTTTTTTCAATACATCAATATCATCTTCCGACCAACCTATATCAGACAATGCTTGTAATTTTTCCAATGTACTACCATCAGCATTCTTAAAATCTTGTTTGATTGATGATAACTGCGATGATGGATCCGGGTCTACATTAGTACTACCAGGAATAGAATCTGTTGGTTCTTGTTCTTCTTCCTCGCCAGTTCCAACAATAGCTCCTACAGTTCCAATAACAGTTCCTGCTAATCCCTTTTCATATGCGTCTGCTGCTTTATTTTTAGTATCATTTAAAAATGATGAAAATACTGAATATATTGCCGGCATAATAACACCATTTGGATTTTCTTCAGGATCTAAGCCTAATTTCTCAGCTAAATCTTCTATTTCATTTTTAACGATATCTAAATTCTTAGGATTTGATAATCTATATGAGTCTAGCTTTAGCGCTCGTGCAAACATATCTGTATACCCGCCTTTTAATACAGCTCCAGGTCTAAATATATTCGATGCCTGTTGGAATGCATTTTCGACGTATTTCATATAGTATATATTTTTTGCGTCAGCTGATTGTTGCGCAATTGTAGAACTAACTTCTTTCCAACGTCTAGGATCTGTTTTTTGCAAGTTTGCAAACCAAGCTTGTATTTCTTTTGTCGGCCTAGCAGACAACCATGGTGGAATACCCATTGATGCTGCAGCTTGGGTTGACAATCGTTTGTTTGTTTTAAACATAGCTGTTGTTAATGTGGGACTATCTGATATGCGCTTAACCCATCTCACATCCATTGCATCTTTAAGCATTTTCATTTCTCTGCCAGAAATGCCTAATTTTTTAACTAAATTTTTAGCAACACCAAAACCTCCGAATGTCACTAAATTAGCTCCACCTTGGAATAAGTTAGATGTACCTTGACCAACTCTAGATGCTTTCATTGCATCATACGCTGCGCCAATTTTACTTCCAAATGATTTCTTAATAGGAACGGATGTTGTATTTTTAATTAATGATGAAACATCATCCAATTGTTTTAAAACTGCTTTGGCATCTAATCCCATAGCTGATATTACTGCTTCTTTACCTTTTACGTAAGATTTACCTTTTGTTAACAAAGCAGCTATTTCATCACCCTTTGCTGCAATTGCAGCTAATTGCACTTTATCTAATTTACCAGATGCAATTGCTTCTCGATAAAATTTAATTAAATCATCAGGCGAACCATTTGCTGCTTTGCGCCAAATCCTACTAACTGCTAACGCGCCTCCAGCTCCTTGTATAGCACCTTTGAAACTTAGTTTAATACCTGATCCAACGAGTGGTATAATTGCAATTAAAGATAATGTACCATCTAAGTATTTCCCTCGTGCAAAATAAATTATTGCATTGATTGCATCTATTATATCACCATATCCAGGTATAAATCCTAGCCAATCTAATGCAGTTTGAAATACATCAATTGCATCGCGGCCCTCTACGGATTTCTTTTTAACTGTGACTACGTAGTTTGATTTAGATTTATTTACATTGCCAGTTACGCCTAAAGGTTTATTGTTAACTATTACATTGGTACCATCAAATGTCCATGGACTTTCTGTATTAGATTTTTCTATAAATGCAGACCCATCTGATCCGATATATACAGTACCTAATGTAGGATCATTGAATTCATATGTTTCAACGCCATCCACATTAAGTTTATGCAAATTCAATTTTTTTAAACTAGCACTAACTGCTGCCCAATTGGCAACTGCTTCTGTTAATATTTTTTTAACATCAGCTATTTCATTTAGAATGATTCGATCGATAAGTTTTATATTAGCCATACTATATTTTTAATATAAATATCATCATTTCCAAAAGAGTTGTACTAATAATAATGAGAATGCTATCCCTAAAGAAACACCAGTTTTAAGATTGATTGATTCGCCCTTAAAAATTAGTGTCATGATTGTGAATATGAAAATACCTGCTACGAATGAGGTAAATCTTCCGGGCCAGAATAGGCCTCCAAAACCGGAAACTGCGTATCGGGTCGCTTCCATGAATGCCCATGTTATTGGCACCCCTAGCAACATCAACACAGCTTTATACGTTTTAGCCCAATCCCATATGAGTGGACCGTTTGTCTGTATCCAAACTACTATTTGTCCTAATAGGAAGATAGTAAAGGATAATGCTATATGTTTATAATTCATTACTATAATATAATGAATTTTTTTACAATTTCAAAGTTTAGTTACGATCACCTTTGTGATTGTCAAATTTATCTAAAATGCTATTCAATGCTTCTATTTTGATAAAACCTGCCATAGACGCATTTTTCAATGCCGACATCAATTGGAAAACAATAAAAGGGACTAATATAGTTTCACTTAACCAACTAGTCCCTTTAAATCCTTTTTCTACCATCAACAACACAGTCAACAATACAACCCATGTAACTAAAGTACGTAATACCTTGATTGCTTTACATGTTTGAAAGCCTTCACGTTTAATTCCAGCAATAACACCGAAGAACCCATCTACCATAACTACTGCAACCAATGCCAGATATTGATCTGAATTAGTCAATGCTAAGTTAAAGAAATAGGCCCAAATAAATGTTAACATTGTACTAATCGTGTATGTTGCGATGGTTGTTTTCATTACTTAATATCCGCTGATTCAATTAATGTATAAGTAAATGATTTACCATGGATGGCAGCTGCTTTACGACAAATTGCCATAAACGCATCAAAGTCAGCTGACTTCTTAAATACTTGACATCCTTCGCTCCAATTCTCAACATATGTTGAATCTGCGCCTGCTTTGTGAATATTGATTCCAAATACACCCTCAGCAACTTTGCTTTCGTCATAAATCATATCACGATTTGCATCACGATAAACTTTAACTGGTTTTGCTTGTTTAAGAGCTTCATATTTACCTTGGTGCAATCCTAAAGTATGAGAACCTCTATATTGTCCTTCTACCAAACGAGCTACACCTGCAGCATTATGATATTGTTTAACACCTTTTGTTCCAGGATCAGTTGTACAAGGCCACGATGCAAATTTCCATTCGCCACCTTCTTTATACGATACAGTCATCATATCATCAAATACGTTTGTTACTTTATCGCCTGTTGCTGAATTTCTAACTCCTACAATATTAACGTCGAAGTCTTTTGCGCCTTCAAACCAAGCATATCCCTTGGCTTTAACAGCTGTTTCAATTTGTTCTCTTGTATATGCCATTACTTTACATATCCATAATATTTGTTAGTTAATTGTTTTCTATGATCCAAACCATTTGTACCACCATTGATACGTTTTGTCAATGCCAAGATAGATGCATCATTAACACCTTGATCACAAATTGACCAAAGTTTGTTACGATCAAAAAAGAACATTGCTGATTCAAATGCATATGTTGTTGAAACTAGATCCGGTGTTTCCATAATCTCAGGTTTCCCTAGGTAATCTGCAAATGCTTTATAATTTGATTTACCAGTTAATTGTAAAGCACCTCTTCCGCGGTATTTCCAACCATCGCCTGAAGCTTCATTTCCATTACCCATACGATCTGCATAAACTCTGTTAGCAATCTTTTCTGGATTACGAGCATAAGACTCTTCTAAGTTACCCGGAAAGTACTTTCCAAATACACCTTGAAGACCACTCGCTGAATAATTTAAATTTTCAGTGAATAATTTATACTCACCCGTTTCGTGTGCTGTCTGTGCAAAGAAGTGTGCTGCACGTACTGGTGTTAATTTATAAAAAGCCATTGCTGCTTTTAATGTTCCTGGACCGAAAGCTCCGTCAGCCGTAACACCTACTTTTTCTTGTAAACTTTTTAAACTCATTGTTATCCTTATTCTTCTGTAGTATCAGAACCTTTTTTACCCGCAAATTTTTCTAAACCTGCAATTCCTAGACTTCCTAATGTAACAACTACAAATGAATTGTAAATGTATTCATTAAGTTTCAATTCATTTCCGAAATAACCTGTAATTAGATCTATTATCATTGCTAGCGCCATAACTGCGAATGACATAAATCCAATGATTGTTTTTTCATTGAAATCATTTGAATTTTTAAAAATGTCTGTAAACTTTGCCATAAACTCTCTCCTTTTTATTTTTTATATAAATATGGCAAAGGACAATTTAAACAGAAAGTTATTTGCAAACGATCAGATCTGATACGTAAGATTCTTTAGAAATAATTGTAATATCTAAATTATTCAACCTAAATGTACCAGGTTCTCCGGAATCTTGTATGATTGCTGATAAATTTTGTATTAGCTGATAATCATAATCCGTAAATGTTTTTCTATCAATTGTAACAATGATATCATTTTCTCCTTCTGGATCATTATGGCCAATACGAAATATTCGTTTTTCTAAATCATACAATGTATTTTTTTGTTCTTGATCTATATAATGAGATGTTAAAACTTGCATATCATCATCTATATAGATTCCATCACACCATGGCTCTAATAATTCTAACATTTGTGAATTGCAAGTTTTAACTACAAAAGCAATGTTATATTTAGGTAAGACCTTTGGCATCATTAATTCATCGTGAAGAACATTTTGTCCCCATTTTCTCCACCACTCTCTAAATTTAATTGCTCTTAATGCTTTATATTCTTCTGAGTCTTTGGGTTTATACCAAATTGTACCATCTGGTAATGGAATCTCTGCTTCGATTTCAATTCCATCTTTGAATCTACTTCCTCTACACGTCATATGATATACAAATGAATCGCGGCTTTGTATTAATTCATACCCAGCTAAATGCATTCTATTAAAGATATCTGAATCTTCTAATTCCATTGGTGCAAATAAAGGATCATGTCCTCCAATTGCTTCGAAGTCTGATTTATACATCATCCATGGGGCAAAGATCCCGTTTGTGTGCTTATCTGCATTTTCTAGTTCAAGAACCTCCACATCTTTCAAAAATGCATCACGTTCGAACTCTTCGGGCTCAAATCCAAATGCTCTTACATGTTTTTCCGGTCCTGGTGGGTGTAATGGTGGCTCAATACGAGTTGCAGCAACTACAACACCTGGCTTCATATATTTTAATGAATTAGGAATATGATTCTTTGTTGTAATCATATCTGCGTGAAGAATGCTAAAGATTTCCGTTCTGCTTAATTCTACACCTTTATCATATAGTATTGTATGCCCTACTCGTTCTGGGCCGTCGTTTCTATACTTAACAAAATGATCGCCATCTAAAGATTGAATCCAATCCCACGTACCATCTGTTGATGCATCATCTAACAAAACAATATCATGTTCCGTGCCATAACAATCTGTAATTGATGAAACAGCTTGTTGCAAATACTTTAAATTATTCCGAGAAGGAATTATAAAACTAATTCTCATTATTTCCTTAATTTTTCATAAACTTGTTGTATACCAGTTTCGATGCCAATATAATCAATAACTGGAATATTAGTATTTTCAATAACCGGTGTATTAAATGTACCAGTATATGGATTTGCAATATCAGATGATTCTATAATAATTTTAACTTTATGTGAATCTAATTCATTGATCATTGTTGCAATGTCTGATAGCATATATTTTGTTTGATAACAACAATCTAAACTATGAGGTGGGGACTCCCAAACTCGATCTCGTTTCAAATAAAATTTAATAATTGATACTAAATCTTTCATATAGAAAAAATCCATAAATTTATCTTGATGAATGATTATTGGTTGTTTATTAATATAACGTTGTATATTAGATTTAATGAATCTAGATTCTAATTCATTCTCATCAAAAACGCCAAATATTCTTATATTATAAAAATATTCTATATTATCAATTAGTTTTGATATTACATGTTTACTTAATCCATATGGGCTAACTGGCATACCATCTTCGGCACCGGAGCCAAAACTTATAAGTTGATTAAATTTACGTTTATTATTCCACAAATTATAAAACATACTTAAGTTTTCGTGTGTAATATTAGATTTATCTACATGTAATCTATTGCCACCTTTAATTGCTGTATGTATTACTAAATCAAAATATTTATCTTTAAAGTATAAATCGGTTGCACTTCTATCTGTTAAATCAAAATCATTTCGCGTGATGATAGTTATATCATAATCAGTATATAAGTATGAATATAAACTCTTAGCAATATAACCATTTCCGCCGGTGATTAAAATTTTCATTTATTTTCTTTTAATTTTTGTGCAACTTCTAAAATTAAATCTTCCTGGCCGGCTACTAATTTTCTATTACCTAATTCAAATATAAGAGATGAATACTCTATACCGTATAGTTTAGATGCCTTTATAATTGGTTTCTCAAATCCTGAAAATAATTTTGTTAAACCAGTTAAAACATTAATTGGCGTTGTAATTGGAACATTTGGCACAAGATAATCCATAACGCGATCTGCTTCTTTGATTGTCTCTTCAAAGTCAATACCAGTTAAAAATCCACTCTTCTCAAATACTGGAAGTATTAACTCTAAAGGAGCATTACCTGCACCAGCACCAAAACCTCTTATGCATACATCGATCATATCAGCTCCTGACTGAACAGCTACTAATGAATTAGCTACTGCACATCCTAGGTTATTGTGAGCATGACAGACTACTTTAAGGGTGGTGTGAGCTTTTAGTGTTGAGTGACGTTCT